ATAGCAGTACACAAGCTGTGACAATCCCGGCAATCACAAGTACAACCGGATTTGCCGCAATAAACTTGCCGACCGATGCAAGCCCGGTTTTTACGGATGAACCAATACCCGAAAATGCAGTTTTAATGCCGCCAATTAAAGTATGGTGCCGGTTCATATCCAGTGGACCGATAGCGGTTTGCACCACACCTGTCATATCCGGCAGCGCGGTCATTGCTACAGTCCTGACAGTCTTACCGAAATCCACAAGGGTTTTGCCTGTATTCAATATCCCAGTTGCAAAATTCGCAGTTTTAATACCTGCAAAAACACCGACAAGGATTTTTAGTGCATTCTTTAACCCCTCACTGTGTTCTTTGCACCAATCAAATGCCTGCCCAGCCCGTTCCAGTGCGGCTGCAAGACCAGCATCGAGCTTTGCCGCAAATTCATCTGCTTTGCCAGCATCCATCCAGCCATTTAATTTGTTTGCCAGCGTATCTGCTTTGGTTTGCAGAAAATCAAAAACAGAACCGGCACGCACACCTTCTTTTTCCGATGCACCAAGCATTTGCAGCAATGAACCTTTCACCCGGCTGGAAGTTTCGCCAAGTTTTGCAGTTGCACTATTCCAAAGCGTTTGATTTACCCGCGCCGCAGTAATTGCTTTGTTGTTCTCCCAAAACGCAGCCGCCGCATCGCTGTATGTACCGGTCAAAGTCTGCATAATCAGATTGGCGCGGTCTTCTTGTGTTGCGCAGTCCTGCAAGGCAAGATTAAAATAATCCTCTGCGGACTTTGCACTCTTTACCGCTTTGTTCCATTCTTCATTTGCTTTGGTGCTGGCTTTCAGCTTCACACCAAAAGTTTCGCCTTCTTTGCCAGCACAGTTCATTGCATCCGCTAACACGCCGGTAATTGTGCCTGTCCGGGCTGTTTCGTTGCAGGCTTCGATTAACCCTTCAATCGGCAGGCTGTCGCCCCATTTGCCGCAAACACCAGCCGCAATATTTGTCCATTTCAGCAAATCCTGTTCGTTTGAAGTAAGGCTTGCAAGCAATTGACTGGCTTCAGTTGCCGTATCGTTGTCACCAAGAATTTTATAAAATTCGTTGTATGCAGTACGCGCATTGTCTGTGGTCATTCCGACAGATTGAAATGCAGTATTCAGCTTTGCCTGTGAAACACGGTATTCTTCAGTCAGATTATCCAGCGCAAAGAATCCGCCAATGGCAGCGGTTGCAGTTGCCGCGCTGACAGTTGCCAGCTTTTTTGTGACATCTGTAATGCCGCCAAGAAATTTATTCTTCCAGGCAACAACCTGTCGTGTTGCCTGCATCATATCATTATTGATATCCGCGCCAGCTTTTTTGGCATTGCGGGCGGCTTTCAGGATACCGCCGGACATATTGTCTTGCAGCCGCAAAACAGCTTGTATCACTTTACCTGCTGCCATGCTTATCCCGTCCTTCCCAAATTGCTTCCAGCACCTTTGCAATGCCTGCAAATACGATATCTACACAATCCCGGTACCACAAATCCCGCGCTGTACGGAGTATCGCACGATCCGTTAAATCCATGCGCCGCACCACATCCGGCGGAATGCCATGCGGCGCATAGAATGCCATCAGGTCAAGCAACGGGTCGTGCGTTATGAGTTTTTTGCGGTTTCGGCAGCGCCGCCTGCATCAGGAGTTGTAAGCCCAACCCATTCAAACACTGCGGCTCCAAAGTCGTTGATTTCAGAAATATCCATCAGCCGTAAAACTGTGTCATATGGATCGGTAACGCCAAGGGACTGATGCAGTTCCGGATCTTGCAGTGTCGGGCAGCAATCATAAATCACTGACTTCACAATTTCCATTGCATCTTTAACACCTTTTCCCTCTGCAAGGGCTTCCATGTACTCTAAAATTTCCGTTTGTTTGGGTTTATGAAATGCCAGCTTGCCAATGCCAGGGAAATCAAATTCCTTCACTTCCAAACGGGATTTTTCTTTCTGTTCCGCACGTGCCGCAAACAGTTGCAATAATTTTTTATCCATGGTTAAACCTCCAGTTAAATGGTTTCCAATACTTCAAAATTGCCAAACTTAAAGGCAACTTCCTGCTCTGTGATTGCTTTTTTCTCGAATTTGGTCAGCATCAATTCATCAACCGTAACATCAGTACACGCAATGCGTTCCACCTTGTTTGTCCCAGGCTGTGCCACAGAAGTCACAACCGTAATATCTGGCATAACGCCGCTGCGGAACGCCTCTGCCAAGTCCACCATAACGCTGCTGTCTGTTTTGATCCAGGTCATTGTGCCTTCACCGGAATAGCCGTTGTAAATCCGGTAAGCGGCTGTATCACCACAAACATTGATTTCCTCGAAATCACCGCTGATTTTCAGTTCCGCACTTTGCAGCGTTGCAATATGCCTGCCGTTCCACCAAGCATTGCCGCCGGTACCGCGGATCACATGGTTTACATTAAATCCAGCCATTTTCTTTCACTCCTTACGCCATATTGATTGGTAAAATTAAATCGGTCATACTGCCCAGGATTTTCACGCTGGCAGTCAAATACACTGTCCGTTTGAATGCCATTGCCCGGACTTTATCATCATCCCAGTCTGCTGCTTCGGTTTTGCCAGATGCCATCCATGCAGCCCGCTGGGCTTCCACATCAATAGATGCAGCATTTGCATATGCCGGGTCAAGGATGTTTTCCTGTGCAAGCTGCCGGAAATAAGAATTGTTCAGCGCCGCGATAAACAACATTTGATTGTCCCGGCTGTTGCGGTAATTGCCAAGGTATTCCGTGCGGAAGGTTTTCGCGATATCATCCCGCATTAAATCCATGGCTTCCACAGTTTCAATGAATTTCATATCCTCTGTGCGTGTTTTTCCGTCCGTTGTGGTCATGGAGTTAATGCCCTGCCCAATGCGGACATCCCCATCTTCATCGACAAACAAAATAAACTGCCCTTTGCCAAGTGCAGCATCATTGTCCGCGACTTCATCCACGAATTTCAAATTACTGCACAAATAATTGGTACAGCCGCGCACAACATTACAGCGGGCAAAAATTGCCGCAAGGCTGGGCAAATATGCCGTGCCAGGCTGTTTGCCGCGGTCATCAGTAAATGTGACGGATTCATTCACAAAGTTCACCACGTGCATACTATCCGGCGCAACAGCCGCCTGATAAACTACAGCTTTATAACTTTTACTCCGTTTTTCCTGGGACTGCACCCAGCTTGCCAGCGCTGTGGAATCTTCTGCGGTCATGCCCGCAATGGTAATCCAGCCTGTTTTCACTGTGCGTGAAATTTCATCCAACACAGATGATAATGTCCGTGGGGTTTCCGTACCGGCAGCGTCGCTGTCCTCATCACCGGCATAAGCGCTGACATTGCTTTCCGCATCCATTCGGAACACATAGGTTTTGAACGGTGTAAACGCCAGCATATCACTGATTGCCGCAAAATTATCCGCGGTATAGGATTTTGCATCTTCCTGCGCTGCGGTCAAATCGGTATATTGCCTGCAAGTAAATGTCTTGTCGGTATCATCTTTCACGATAAGAATGGCAATGCCGCGTTCGCTGCGGGAAATCAGTGATGTTGCTTTTTGAACGAATGTAATGTCAATCTTAGGCATTGTTACTGCCATAATCGGTCACTTCCTTTTTATCAAGTATCAATGTTTCCATGGGTTCGCCGGTTTCGTCCGCGGATGCCGTCCATGCGATTTGGAATTGAAGCACCAGCACACCATTTGACAAATTACAGGAAATATCATCGGTGATTTGCAGCCATGCTTCGCCGCCAACATCAAAACCATCCACCAGCGCGTCAGTCAGCATTTCCGCTGCTTGCCTGCATTCATCACGCGGGCGGTTTTTGTTCTGCGGATAATACCAGATATCTACATCAATATCATATTCCCGCATTCCGGCACAGGCAGGGCTTACCTCAAACGGCAGGATATCAATTTTGACGCTGGGACGGGGGAGCGGTTCAGGCACATCCTGCCGCAGGGCTTTTGCACCCTTTGGCAGCGTGTCCAGGACTAATGCAGTTAGTGCATCTTGAATCTGTTTTATCTGCATATTCCGCGCACCACCTCATCCAACATATCTTCTACAGCTTCTTCAAATTGAGGGACAAGCGCTTTTAGTGCAGAATCAAATACCCAAGTTGCATCAATATGACCAACTTTGCGTCCAATGCCTTTGCCGGGAATGACACCATGACCATTGCCGCGCCCTTTGCCGGGGTTGATAACCATATCATGCCCTTCCTCCAACAAGTGCGCGTGCGGCGCGTCGGAATAAATACGGGCAGATAATGTGTCCCCATCTTTCCGCCAAACCTTGCCTTGTTTAATGGATTTCTGATAGCTACCGGTTTGCTTTTTGATTCCCTGTGCCCGCGCCCGCGCTCTGGCATCGCGCCGCAATTTACGAATTTGTTTCTTCATCATTGCCTTGCTGCGCTTATTGTAGTTTTTGGCTTCCTCCTCCATATTTTCTATCAGTTGATCCAGTTCACCAAACAGAAAAGACGCTTCCGCCATGGTCAAGCACCGCCTTACAGAAAATTTCCGTCCAGCCTGGACGGTTGTAAATCGGATAAAAATACAACACATCAAGTCGCAAGCCCTCACAGACAAGCCACATTTCCGGCGATAAATCAGGGATTGCTTTTGCCCGAATCGTCACCCGGTGGGTCACTTCCACCTGTATGCTTTCGCCCGGAATCGTTCCGGTTTTTCCGCTTACCGGTACAACATTTCCCCATATCGTTCCGGTTTTCTGCGGGATAAAATCGGTTTCTCGACCCTGCGTGGTTTCGCACATTTGATACACATCAATCCGCTGCCGGAGTTTGCCGCATGACATCATTCTGTATCACCACCATAAGCCGCACGCAGTTTCAGTTGTGTCAGCATACTGCGCACCAGCGGCGCGGTTGCCGCGTGGACGGCGTCCACATCCCGCCCATCATAGATACGCAATACCATATCATGGGCAATCAAATCATAGGTCGCTGGGGACTGGTCGCGGGTTACACCCGCGCCAGTCAGATAATCATCCACCGCGTGAAGCAGCGATGTAAGTAACCCATCATCTGTATCATAATCCAACCGCAAATAGGCTTTACAGCTTTCAAGCCGTTCACTGTCTGTCATAGGCTTATGTCGGCAGGGTCAGCAGCCCACAGACTGCCGCCGCACTGTCAAAAGTTTTAGCATCCAAACGCATAATGCCGCGCACTTCGGTGCTGTTTGTCACCCAGGCATTGCCGCCGATATTGGTTGCGGCAATCTCCAGCGCCTTGCGGCGGAACAGTGTTGCATACTGTGTGAAATCACCAATATAAATCGGGGCTTTTGCAGGTGTTGCACTTTCGCCGGTTTTCGCCGCGATGCCCAGCAATACCGCATTACTGACCACATGAACCGGACGGCTAAGCAGCATTTTCACTGTGCCATTGGTCGGGTCTGGCTGGAGCAGCGGACGCCCTTGCTTGTCCTCTAAAGTATCCAGATAATTAAAACCATCCTGGTTGGTGATAAAAGAACTTGTCAGAGAAATTGCCGGATCAAGCGCCACATTCAGCAGCTTTTTAATGCCTGCAAGTTCTTTGCCTGCCGCAAGCGCAGTTGCCTTGTCATGCAGTGCGGAAAGCAGGGTAAGCAATACTTTATTTTCCGTAATGACACCCTTTTTTGCAAACCAGCCAGATAAATATGCAAGCAAGTTTTGGTCGGTATCATCCAGCAAATCATTGGATACTGGCACAATCAACGCATAATCTTCTACTTTAAATTCAATTTTTGCAAATGCCGGTTTATCATCGCGGGCGATTGTACCCATTTCCGCAAGTTTGGTAAACCCCGCAACAGGATGGGTATCCACCACACGCGAACCAGATAACGCCGAAACATTTTCAACAGAAAACAGCTCCGCAAGCGGATTTAATGCGCGGCGCAATTCGTTGATTGTTGTTTGGATATCCTGCGGCACAATCAAACCGCCGCTGGCTGGTGTGCCCTCAGTCAGTGCGCCAGCATCTTCATTGCGCACCGCTTTGCGGACAATTTCCGCATTGGCGGCAAAGGTCGCCTGGTCGCCGCGCAATTGTGCGCGGATGCACTCTGCAAAGGCATGGATGCAGTCGGTGGAGTTGTGCAGCGGCTGACTGCCTGCCGCGGGAATCGGAGTGCCATCCTGCGGCTGGGGCGCTGGAAGCGCTTCTTCCGCTGCAATGATTGCCTGCACCCGTGCAATTTCGGTGTCCAAATTGGACACCTTTTCCGCTGCCGCGTCAAAGGCAGTTTGGTCGTTTTTTGCATCCGCATCGCGCATGGCTTGTACGGCAGATTTTTTCTGCGCCAGCAAATCAAGCAATTTTTTCTTCATGTCGGTTTCCTCCAAAGTCAAAAGATTTCCTGTGTTTTCAGTGTCGCTTCCGCAATAGCAAGTACACGTTTCCGATGCTCATTTTCCGGTTGTAGTTTTGATTCCGGTTCCGGTTCGGGCTGATGCTGTTCCAGATAAGCCGCACGCAGTTTTTCAATATCCGGCAGCCCGCCGGATGCGTTCATGACATTCATTGGGTTTATAGATTGCCCTTCGCCAATGATTTCATCAATCAGCCCCATATCCAAAGCCTGCTGGGCAGTTAAAAAAGTTTCTTTGTCCATCAATTTGCGCAGGGCTTCCGGTGAGGTTTTACCTTGGCATTTACTTTCATATCCCGCAATGATAGAAGCCGTCACAGCATTTAACATTTGCACGCTTTGCCCATGGACAATTTGGTTGCCCTGTGTTGCCGTGCTGGGCAAATGAATCATCACTTGCGCCACTGGAGAACATGCCGCCACATCTGCACCCATCAGCACAACCGATGCCGCAGAACCAGCAAGACTTTGCACCTCTGCGCGGGTTTTAACTGACGCGCCACGCAATAAAGAATACATCTCAAACCCGGCATAAACGGAACCGCCGCCGGAATTGATTTCTACTACAAATTCATCATCCGTGTTGCCAGATAATGCAGCGCGAATATCTGCCGGGCAAACTGCACGCCAGCCGAAAAACTTCCAAACTGGTGCATCTTCATCTGACGAAATAATCCCATTCAATGAAAATCTCAATTGTTATTCACCCCCTGCCGGTTGGTTGCGATTTAGCGATAATTGCCGGAATACATCTGCCGGAACATAGTTTAAGGACGCGTACCGCTCCGCGCCACCCGGCACATCCTGCAAATCTTCCAGCGCCCGAATATCATCAATGCTGTATGCACCAATTTCCCGCATAGCCTTGTACCATGCCGCACGTGCTGCCCAGTCGCCGCGCAATTCGCCCATCATATTCCGGCGGATTTGCAAGCCGCCTGCCCGTTCGCTGGAAAGCAGTAATTTGTAACTGTCCTCTTGTTCATATTCCGATACAATTGGCGCAAGTGTACGCTGCATATATTCAATTGCAGCCTGTTCATTGGATGAATATGTCTGCTTGCCAACGCCAAGCTTATATAACGGAATGTTAAACAATCTGCCGATATCTTCAATGCTTGCGCTTTTGCTTTCGATAAACTGTGCATCGCGGTTGGTGCTGGTAATGGGCGTATACTTTAGACCATGGTCAAGCACGGCAATCCGAAACGCATTGTCCGCACCAGAATGAATACGCGCCCATTCTTCCCGGATTTGCGTTTTAATTGAAGGCGCATCCGTTTTATATTTTGTGCTGGCAAGATCGGTTTCGGTTGTCAGCACACCGGTAAGCTGTGCGCCATTTTTATAAAAGCTGGTTTCATATTTTTGTGCCTGCAACGCCGCCTCAATGGTTTCCGCGCCGCGCCGCAAATAACTGATGCCTTCCAGCCCATCTGATGAAAATGCCTTATAATGCAGCACATCTGCCGCCCAAAATTTGCGGTACTCCTTGGTTTTGGGATTGATGCCGACATACCACAGTTTACCGTTATCGTCCAAAACAGGCTGCATATAACCCGGCGCAATCGGCAGCAATTCTTTGGGTTCGCCCCATTCGCCGCGCAGGATTAACGCATAAGCATTGCCATATGTAATCCGGCGGGATTCCATCAGTTTATGATAATCAAATGCTGTCAGGGCTTCGGTTGGTCTGCCAGCCAGCAGATCCAAAATCCGATGATTCGGCAGGCGTTCACGGGTTTGCGACTGCATCATATAAATTGGCATTTTCGCAATGGAATCGCTGATAATTTCAATGCAGGCATTGACTGCGGGAAGTTTCATTGCCTGCACAGCCTGCCCGCCAAATAGCACGCTGCCACCGATGCTCCAGCCCGCAGGATCATCCAATGTAAGGGGTGCGCGATTCATCACACGGCGGATAAATTTATCAAAAATCATTTCGTGCCCCCGATGCTATACAGGGCAGCCCAACCAATTAGCGAAATGCCCAAACTCATCAGCCCTAACCCCGGATGCACCATCCACAGCGCCGCTACAATACAAATGACACCCGCACTTGCCAGCAAATCCGGCAGGAATTTTCTAAGCCTTTTCATGTGCAAAACCTCCTATGATTTACATCGTCCAGTTGCCGCTTGCAATGACATCCGCAAGGGATGGTTCCGCGGAACGTTTGACCAGCACCCGTGCCAGCGCATTCATGGCGGCGGCTAATGGGTCAATACGCTGGCTGTCATCCTTATGCTTTTTGGATAGCTTGATATCCCCAAAGTTATTGATTACTTCAATCGCATTACAGCAGCACCAATATGCCAGTGGATTATATTCCAGCACAATTTTCTGTTCCATCAGCAAATCACGGAACCCTTTTGTCGCGCCGTTTAACCCGGCACAGGTCTGCCGGATTTCTACACAGAAATCATCATTGCTGCGTTCCTCACACATCTGGATTGCTAAATCTGTTGCATTATGTCCATCATAATCCACCTCATCTACTTGCCAGTTATGGGCTTGCTCCCCTTCACAAATCCAGTTGTGTACATAACTATTGTCTGTTACATCACCAGGCGTTAGGGTACAGTATCCATCTTTTGCCCATGCAAGGTATGGCACGCGGTCAGTATGTTCATGCCGTGCCGCGCCATTTTCCGGCACAAAGCCGTGCATTTTAATTGCAATCCGTCCATCCGGCAAATCAAATACGGCGGCAACGCCGGAAAGGTCAACCCGCTTGCCAAGGTCAAATCCACAATGGCAGGCAAGCCCATCTGTCAGTGCGGCAAATTCATCCACCGGAATCATTGCTTCTTTTACTGCTGCAAGTTGCGGTTCGGCTAAATAACGATTGACACTGCCGGACTGCCAGCGACATAAACGCCGGGTTAGAAATTTGCGGATTTTCTCCGCGTCACCAGAACCATATGCAGTGGTATATTCGGTTTCAATTTGTTCCAAGAGGGTATCGCCGTATTCACCCGGATACCGAATCACTGGGTTTGCTTTCGCCCAGCAGGATTTTTCATGCGGGTTATCCTCTTCATCAATTTCCCGAATCATTACAAAATACCGTGTTTCTTCCCGCTGGACGGCTGGATCTTCTAAAATACGTTTGCAGTAATCTTCTTCTGTTTTGCAGGGTTTGTGTTCCGCATCATCACCGGCAGTTGTAATGACATCCAGCAGCGGCTGGCGGCGCTTGCCGAATGAGTTCAGTCCCAAATCGTAGATTTCCGATGTTTTATGCGCGTGGTATTCGTCCACGATGCCTAAATACGGTCTAAAACCGTCTATTGACTTGGTATCACGTCCCAGTGCCCGGATAGCCGTATTGGTTATTTTCCCGGTTATCTCGCTTTTGTAGTCCTTTATATCAAACAATTCCTGCAGGTCGGCATCTGCTTTTATGAATTTAGAAATTTCATTTAAGACTATCCGCGCCTGATCTGATTTTGTGGCGGTACAATATATTTGGCCGTAATTATAATTGTCAAAATTGCTGCACTTGATGCCCATGATGGCATTGAGGACGCTCTTGCCCTGCTGCCGCGACATCTGCACATAGCTGTCCATGAACCTCCGTTTCCCGGTCTCCTTATGCACCCAGCCAAAAAGCGAGCCCAGGATAAATTCCTG